TTATTCCGTCATACATTTGCTAAACAGTGGATTCTTGCAGGTGGTGATATGTTTCGTTTACAGAAAATATTGGGACATAGTGACCTAACTGTTACAAAAGAATATGTAGCAATGTTCGGTCAGGACTTACAGATGGACTTTGAGAGATTTAATCCGTTGGATAATATGGCAAACAGACAGAAAGTGAGGATGTAATAATGAAGAAATGGATTAAGGCAGATAACGGCAGAGTAACACAGGTGATTGAATTTGATGATGGCTCAAAGATTGAACTGCCATTAGATAAGAATGGTAACTTGAAGTGGTTTGATGATAGCAAACTAATCAAAAAAGCAAGTTGATTTCTAGGGTGACAACACCCCCCAATAAATCCCTACTGTTGTCCAAATATCGTGACAACGATAGGGATAAAAGTGGGGTAGTTGTGACACATATTAGTAGTAGATAAGAGTTAATAATAGACAAGTGATACCACTCGTTTTCAACGAGATGTTATTCTTTGGATTTATTATTGTTTTGTTTTGGAAAGGAGAGATACATGAATTATGCGAATGTATTTGGTCGTACACAGAAGCAATTTGATATGACCATGAACAGAGAAAAAATCACAGTTGCAGATTTCTTCAATTCAGATACCAAGTATGATGTATTCTTTCGCAGGAATCAGAGAAGCACCACACCACAGAGTAAGGTTAGATTCTTCTATGCGCAGAGTACACCTATTGACATTGGAACTATCTTTGTATTGAATGGAGAAAATTATATTGTAACTTCTCAGGACGGAATTGAGAGTGATATATATTTTACATCTATTGCAGTCAGAAGTGATATGACCTATAAAGTTAAGACGGATAAGGGTACTGCCAGTATTCCATTTGTTGTTGTATCTGATAAATGGACTGTTGCACATGGAACTATTACACAGTTGAATGGTGCAGTTGCCTTGTACACTGGTTATAACAGTGCAGTAGAGAATATAAAGGTGAACGACTCTTTTAGAGGATTTGGCAACTATTATAAGGTTGGGAATACTTTTAAGAATAATAATCTGTTTTATCTGTATTTAGAGCAGACGCAAGCACCAAAGGACAATTACAAGATTGAATATACTGGTGTAACCTCATTTGATCTGAAGGAGAGCAACACATATCAGTTGACTTACTCTGTTACAAACAATGGGGACATTGTAGAGAGTCCACATATATCATATGAATCTTCTAATGTTGAGATTGCTACAGTCGATGATAATGGTCTTATGACTATGCTCAAGGAAGGATCAGTTGATATTGTTGCTTCATGCGGTGGTGTTACCTGTACAACAAGTATGTCAATTGCGGGCACAACACCGAAAGTGAATTACACAACAAGCATTTTAGCATCTACAGATACGATTAAGATAGGCGGTTCTTACAAGAATCTTACTTGTCTGTTTACTGATAAAGAAGGTCATGACATTACGGATACAGTTGTTGCTGATTTGACAGATGATGACTTTACATGGACTTGCTTCATTGACGGAACTGAGTTTACAAAGAATTCTATGATTGCTTGGGACAATGGAAATTCTACTAATGGAAAGAGGATTAAGTTAGTTGCTGGTTCAAGTTATCTTGCACATACAATCACTATCAAGTGTACGGTCAATGGGGTAACAGCAGCAAAAGATTTTGAAATCACAGAGTAGAAAAGAGATTTATACCACTTTTTATTATCCCCATTTTTGCCTTATATATCAGGTGATTATGTGGATGTTGGAATAAAAATTCATTTTCTTTGAATGTATAGAATAAGAGAAAATCCGAAAAAGCTAAAAGTCCTGAACACAATGATTTACAAGGGCTTCAAGATACCATGTCCATTTTTCTTATTATGTATAGAAGAATAAAATAAAAAATGCTTCAATTCGGAGTTTGATGGTCAATTATAGTTCTCATATGAGAGCGAAATTTATTTTATATAGGAAGGGGTAAAAAAACAAGCAAAATGCGAAATCGAGTAAATCTTAGATAACGGATTTCGTGTTTACATAGGAGAGGTACAAAAAAGGCAAAATTCGGAAATCGACAGTTAATTACAGTTCTCATATGAGAGCGATTTTAAAGTTACATAGGAGAGGGTAGTTTTCAAGATTCAACCAAGTTTCCGCATATCTTCATAGTCCATATAACATGGATGTTTTCAGAACTTCAAAATTTCAATAGTCCATTTCGTATGGACTTTCATTTGTGCCTATATGGAGAACAACCTTATGTGCAAAAAAAATATTCGGCAACTATGCACGATTTTTACTTAGTAACTCTTCCAAAACCCTTGATTTTCCTAGGTTTTTCAATACTTTTAGCGATTTACTTAACGTCCGTAATATGGAGGGAAAGAATTTTCTCCCCCACTGATTAAAATTTATGCTCAAAAAATGGCTTAAATGCGTGGTTATGGACTTCTTAGTTAAGTCCATAAATGATAGGGGATAGAGAGAATAAATAAATGTAAATCGGAAAAAGCTAAAAGTTGCACACCTTTTGATTTTTCTAGGTTTTTCACGGATTTTGGTGTTTGACTTAATGTGTAATATGGAGGAAAGAAAAACTGCACGATTATTACGGAACGAGATTGTTAAAAACGTTGATTTATAAGGGTTTTCTCGATGCGTTTAACGGGTGTTATATGGAGGAAAAATAATTTTACTCCAAAATGGTACTTTTTCATGCAGACATAATTATTTTGATACCCTAAAAAGTCAGCAAAATCAACGGTTTTAGCGATTATAGTTAAGTGAACTTATGAGGAGAAACAAAAAACATCCCAAAATGGACTCTTTTTGTGCAGACATAATTATTTTGACATACAGAAAACATAGCAGTATCAAGGGTTTTAGAGCTTGAGCAAATCCAACCTTATGAGGAGCATATAACCACAAATAGAAAACCCGAGTTTTCTTTGTAAAATAAGGGTTTATAGCTGTTTTTATGGTGTTATATATCACATATGGAAAACAATGTTCGATTTAGAAATGGACTTGTGGAATTTCTAAAATCCTTATATTACCTATGATTTACAAGGACAAAATGCTGTTTTTGTGGTGTTATATATCAGTAATGGAAAACGCTGAGAAACACAAGAATGTTCGAAGCAAGCAATCCTGAAAACCATTGATTTATAAGGGGTTTCAGCATATTTTTACAAAAAAATCGTTTTTCTTTGAATGGTATAGAAGAATAAAATTATTTTGGAGCATACTTCGATATGTTCCTTTTTTGATGCAAGAAAGTTGCGTAGATTTGGCACTTCCGAAACTTTCGGATCTGGCAATTTACATATATACTCGCCCATCGTGGCGAATCAAACTAAACACAATGTATTGTGGGGCATAAACATGAACTCAGTGAGGGCATGATAGAGCAACACAGGAAGGAGCAATTTAATGGAACTAAATATTGAAGGATTAACACAGGAACAGATTGAAGCAGTAAACAAACTCGTACAGAGTCATGAAGACCGAATCAGAACGGACTACAGTAAAAAGTTGAAGGACGTTCAGACGGAGTTAGACCAGTACAAGCCAAAGCAGAAATCTGAATCTGAACTTGCTTTAGAACAGCGTATTGCTAATCTTGAAGCAAAGGAAAAGGAAGTAGCCAATAAGGAAAGAGCAATGACGATTGCGGATAAACTTAAAGCTAAAGGACTTCCTAGCGAACTGGCTCAGTATCTTAATCTTGGTGAGGATATTGATGGCTCAATAGACAAGGTAGGTGACACACTCGGCAACTACTTTCTCGGACAGGTATCAAATCCCAGTGGCAATCACGCTACCAACAAAGGAATCACAAAAGCCGATTTCGCCAAAATGTCCTACTCTGAAAGAGCAAAACTTTTTCAGGAGAATAACGAACTTTATAAAGCACTTAGTAAATAAGGACTGTTAAGCAGTTCTTTTTTTATTGTGCGGAAAGGACTGACGAATGGATGTAAACACAATCCAAACTGCCATTAGTACACTTGGCTTTCCTATTGTCTGTGTTCTCTTCTTAGGTTGGTTCATTTGGAAGATCTGGATGAGTCAGCAAGACCAGAACAAAGAGCGAGAGGATAAGCTTTATGAGTATCTTGGCAAAGCACAGGAGGTCAATGAACAGTTGACAAAAACTAATTCAGAATTTGTAGAGGTATTACACTCGTATAAATCTGATCTTGACACTATTAAAAATGATGTAACAGAAATTAAGCAAAATATGAAAGGTTAAATTAGGTGAATTAATATGGCAACAGTAACAAATACAAGCACATTTGCAGTAAATAAGAACATGATTATCCCAGAGGTATACTCTGCACTCGTACAGGAAAAGATTGCAGGAAAGTGCCATGTAGCAAATATGGCAAAGGTACTCGGTGATTTACAGGGAAAACCTGGAGAAACACTGACTATTCCAGCCGTTGTATATGATGGAGATGCTACAGATTACACTCCGGGCGAAGCAATGTCTGCAACAAACCTTAAGACAAAGACAAAGACATTTACAATCAAAGCTATCGCAGCCCCAGCATATAACATTTATGATTTCGATTCTGAAACTGAGATGTTCAACTCTATCGAAAACGCTTCAAAAAACCAGTCCACAGCGATTGCAAGAAAGATGGATGCCGATGCTATCGCAGAAGCACTTAAAGCTCCACTCAAATCTAAGATTGCAACTGCGAATGCTATCACACAGGATGAGTTACTTGATGCTCTTGGACTCTTTGGCGACGATAGAAATGTCGAGGACTTTGCAGGTGCAGGTATCGTAGCACATTCTGCTTTTGCTAAGAGCTTCTACGGCATGGATTTATTCGTTAAGAGCACTTCAACTACTGCACAGGATGGTAATGGTATAGTTCGTGGAGATTGCATTGGTTCATTCCTTGGAATCAACGTATATCTTTCTGACAGATGTGTAGATAAGAGCGAGCCAGTTATGCTCTTAATCAAAACAGATGCTCTTGGAATTATTCCAAAAGAGACACCATTCTCTGAGGTAGCAAGAGATGCTTCTAAGCGCCTTTCAACAATCTACTGCTCAGATGCTTATGCCGTTGGTGTAATTGATGAGAGTGGAATCGTTGTTGTTCGTAAGACGATCGGTTAGTTATGAAGGGGTGGGGTACATTTAGTACCCTGCCCTTTTATATAAGGAAGGAGCAACAGAAGTGTTAGACGGAACAGTATTACAGAGATTAAGAATGAGGTCAGGTAAGACGCAACAGCAAGTCGCTGATTGGTGCAATGTATCAAAGAGATATATCATTTATATTGAACAGAATAAAGAAGTACCGGCAGAAGAAACATATCAAGCATATCTGAATTGTGTCTATGACGTTGGAAAGCCATTGCCACAAAACCCACGACCAAATCAGATCAGTAGAAAGAAAAAGTCAGGTGATACTAATGGGACTATTTAGCAGAATATTTGGAGGTAAGTCAATTAGGACTGCTGCATCTACTGCATCATTCTTAGGAGCATATCGTGAAGCAAGTGGTAGAACGTATGATGGTGGTGGATGGGGACTTGATCGATTCAACAGTATCATAGATGCTCATTCATCTGTAGATGATATGATTGAAGAATGGGGACTTGCTGATGAAGGTTGTCGGTATCAATCCTTGGACGGATATTCTAATCCATATACACAAGCATACAGAGAAGAAAGAGAACGTGCGGAAGAAGAAGCAGAGGTTCTTGCAATGTTTGGAGAAGAAATTGATTTGGAACTTCTCATGGATTGGGACGCTGTGGAAGAGAACGCTTATGAATATGCAACAGACCTTGCACAAGCATGGCTTGACGGAGAGGAATGGATTCCAGAAGAAATTATGGACTGGGCTTGGTACGACTTATCAGATCATAATATGTAAGGAGAACACAATGACAGGGAAAGAATTTCGCAGATGGCGAAGGAGTTTAGAAATCTCTCAACAAGTGGTAGCCGATCATGCGGAATGTAACAAGAGTACAATCTGTCGTTGGGAGAAAGAACAAATCAAAATATATCCAGACCTGTATCAGAAGGTCATGGATTTTTATAAATCTTATGGACAAATCTGTCCAAACAAATCACAAACAAAGTCGGAAATGTATGAACAGGACATGGCGACTATAAATAAAGGATTAAAGTTAAGGAAGAACTCAAACTACGAGAGAAAGGAAAGGTGAGATAACTTATATGATATTTAGTTATTCCACCTTCTTCTTTTATCATGGTGAGTTATCTCATCGTGGTAAAAAGAATGAAGGAAAGATTTTTAGACAGAGTACCAAGTTGGTATAGAGATTTTAACAAATATGATGTAGTTTTATCAGACGATATTGACGGTCTTGTGTCCACGTCAGCATTGAAATTTTCAAAGAATTGGGACACAAAGTATTTCTATGATTTTCAAGATTTATACATTGATAATGATATATATTTCAAAGAAAACAAAAGTGCCACGAGAGTTTGGGCAGACGTGGCTATCTTAAAAAATGAGATGGCATTTGATAATCACGTTAGCAGGAAGAACGATTCCGATTGGAAGAATGAATTATGTATTAATCCAAATCTATTAGCAAATATATCTAATGCAAATTATTACAGTAAGTATTGTGGTTCAACTGCATTGCTTATCTGGTCTATGTACGATATTCCATTACCGACAACAGAAGAAGGAAAAATGTTGTTGCTTGCAATTGATACGACATTCAAAGGTTATTATTATAATTCTCAATTCAAAGCAAGAAACAAGTTTTATCTTTGCGATATGTTTGGCTTTGAAGAACTATATGAGGTTGAACAGCGTCATACAAGTAAAGAATTTTACGACTTGATTGTAAGATATAATCTGTCAGCCAAGACAAAATTAGTTGGTGGAAAATTGCATACAGATATAGATTTGGAAAACATTAGTGAATTATTGGGTATTCCTATTGTATTACCGTCACAGGACTTCAATTTGTGGCGGTCTTTTAATAAGAGCAAAGGGTATCAGTATGATATGAAATCTGTAAAAGACATCAACCATATAATAACATTAGCTTTTACAGGACAGCATTTTGCTATGTACTCAACAATCACCAAGACAAGAAGTTAGCCATAATCGAGGATTGGTCAATTTGGCTAGTCCTCGGTTTCCTCCCAATATCAAGTTCGAAAGTTTCGGATTTGAAACGGAGAATAAATAAAAGAAAGGATCAACAGAAGATGGAAAAGAAAACAATTATTATTTTTACAGCTAATAAGGCAAGAGAGTTATTAAAGGATGGATTTAAGGTGGTTGATATTAAACCAGATAAGACAGATTCAGATGGAAAAAGAAGTGTATTTGTATTTGAATATGCAGATGGAATTTTAGACAGAATCAAGAAAACAACAAAGTAAAAACAGAGAAGGTGAACTCGTGTAAACGAGTCACTATCACTTATCTATTACTAATTCCTTGTCTATTACTAATATGTGTCACAGATGATGTCATTTTATCTGTCCTGTTGTCATTAAATTTGGACAACTATACACATAATAAGGGCAAGGTTGTCACCCTAGAAAAAACATAAAAAAGGAGCATAGAAAATGAAATTATTTTTAGAAGAAAATTTAGTTACAGGAAATACATTAACACCTGATGGAGTGCTTACATATATAGCACTGAGAAAGATGATGGATGAGAATATCTTTTTGAAGTCATTGGAGATTACAGAGGATTGTGTATCAATCAATAGTATTGCTTATACACTTGTGGGTATTAGTGAGAAATATCCTAAAGCATTTACGGATGCATTGCAGCGTGGAACATATGAACTTGATGCTGTCGGCAAGATTAAGATTGTGCAGTCATTTGGTAAAGAAATTGAGTTTGTATTGGATGTGAAAAATTTATATTTCGATACTTCAAAGGAAGGACAACATTTTGTCATGGTATCATCTGATGAGATTGGGAAGATCCTGACACATGATGCAGATATGAAGAAGAAAATATCCATACTGAAATATTATGTGGCTCTTGTCAGTTCATTCGATTGGTCTGCCAATATGAAGTGCAAGGATGGTATGCCTAATCTTCAAGGTAAGATAGGTCACATGACACAGGATTATGTTGGTGGTCTTGCCGGAATTTCCGGGCGAACTTGTCAGAGATACAATGTGGTCTTAGAGGACGAGATGAAGATGATATACATTTATAGAAGTAACGACAAGATTAAAGAGGACGATTCTTTAAGGCAGATTACTAACTGCTACAGCCGTTATGAGGACAAAGATTTATGTGAAATGTATGCGTCTGACTTTGAGAATAAGATGGGATATAAGCACAGAATTGTTAGAACCAAGAAGAATAAGGAACAGGCAGATAATAACAGACGATTGGCTCAGATTTACAATCGTATTTGTGAGGGATATGGAGATTCATATGATGAAGATACTATCTGCAAGGTGTACAAATATGTAACCAATAAGAATAAGACAGTTATTGATGAGATAGATAAGAAGCAGTCACAGGAATATATGTCATCATCTGACAAGGATTATGTTAAGAATTTACAGTCCCAGATTAGAGACACACTTATCTTTGAGCAGTTCGCTTATCTCAATGAGGATTCCCAAGATGGGAACTCAGATGAAGATGTTTGGGGCGAGATTGATGCTATCGAAAACGGCTATACAGTTGAAGAAATATTAGAAATGCCTACTACATCTGATGTGGTAGCGTAACCAGTTTGGGTGTCGGTAATGCCGGCATCCTTTTTTAGTACAGAAAGTGAGGAACATAAAATGAGAAATAAAGATTTAATTGCAGAGAACAAAAAGTTGAAAGAAGAGATTGAGGATTTACAACGACAGTTGGCAATGGCAAAAATACAGATAAATATAAAGGATATTTGCCTGATGCTTAATAAGGAGAGAGGCACATCATGGCTAAATTAAAAGATAAAACACTTATGCAGAAATTGTCTGAAGTCATGAAGCCATATCTTGCTATGTATTTGTGTTGGTATTATCAAGATCCTGAGACAAGATGCTCATGGGATGAGTTATGTAATTATGACCAAAACTTTAAGCAGCAAGGCGAAAATGCAGGAAAAAATAAAACACAGGAATTCTGTGAACAGAATTGGCTCATACGTGATGATGTCCAAAAGGGCATGATTATTTATATGCAACATATGAAGCGCTATAACTTTATGAAACGTTATCAGGAGATGAATAAGAAAGCATTAAGCGGTGATGTGAATAGTGCTAAGTATGTTGACGAAATGGATAAGCTACTCGACAAAATGTCGGTTGATAAATCTACTGAGGATGAGATTGGTAAGCTCTTACAGGGGGTGAATATCAATGTCAATTAGTTTGGAGACAGCCAAGAAGTTGAATTGGTTATGGAAAGATGAAAATAAAATTGAGTGGATTCAGACATTCATTAAGATTGCTGATAAGGACGGAAATATTGTTCCATTTATTCTTACTGATGAACAGAGAAAACTTGTTGGGAATTTAGGACATCAGAATATCATAAGCAAGTCCAGACAATTAGGAATTTCGGTAGTAACAGTTGCACTCAGTATTAGGGCATGTGTGGTAAATCCAAATACTAACTGTGTGCTGATATCACATAATCAGTCCAGTACCAATGCAGTATTTGATAAATTAAAGCAACAGTTCTATTCATTACCTGATTGGTTGCGTCCAAAATTGATACAGAATAATAGACAAGCATTAACCTTTGAAAATGGTTCTAGTATCGTGTGTATGACAGCAGGAAACAAGGATTGTGGACGTGGGAGCACGTACTCTGGTGGAATAGTTCATTTATCAGAGTTTGCATTTTGGAAAGACCAACAGAGACAATTAAAATCTATCATGCAAGCAGTAACATCATCATCTACGGTCATAATTGAGTCAACATCAAATGGCTACAATGAATATTCAAATTTATTTTTACAAGCAAGGAATGGGGAGAATGCGTTTAAACCATTCTTTTTTAATTGGATAAATGGACGTTCATTATTTAAGTCGCAGTATGATGAATCTGTGAAATTATACAAAGCACAGCATGGTGGAAAGATGCTTACTGAGGATGAATACGATGAGGAAGAAAAAGCACTCGCTAAGTTAGGTATGACACCAGAACAAGCAGTGTGGAGAAGAGATAAAATTTCTATTAGTGGACTTGACGCATTTCATGTGGAATATCCAAGTACACCAGAAGAATCATTTCTTGCTACTGGTTCATCTGTATTTGATAACAATAAGGTCATTAAATTACAACAGGCATTAACGAGCCAAAAAATAAGCCCGTTAAAAGTAGATAAGATAGTTGGTCTGCCACAGATACTTAGACCTTATGTACAGAATGGATCACTTGATATATATGCAGTTCCCAAAAGAGGAATGAAATATTATATCGGTGTGGATGTATCAGAAGGTCTTGGCGGTAAACATGACTATTCTACTATGTTTGTAATGGATAAGGATGGTGAACAAGTTGCAGAGTTCCATAATAATAAGGTACAGCCATATCTCTATGCAGATATATGTAATGCAGTCGGACGCTTCTATAATAAAGCTTTGCTCTGTGTCGAGAAAGCATCTGGCGGTCATTCTGTTATTGAGAGATTGAGATATGAGCATAAGTATATGAACATGGTTAAATATAAGACCTATGATGAATATAATCGTGCTATATGGAAGGTCGGATTCGATACAACGCAGAAGTCAAAAAGCATTGCAGTCAATGATGCTCGTGAATGGTTCGATAAGGGTATGGTTCGTATTATGAGCAATAATCTTTTGGAAGAGATGAAAACATTCGTTGCAGAAGAGAATGGTTCATTTAATGCTGTTGTCGGCTGTCATGATGATTTAGTGTCAGCATTTTGGCTCTGTATTCAGGGTATGAAGAGTGGGTTCTGGTATCCATTCTAAAGGTGTATATGTAAGGGTTAAAACAGAGTATATGAGGTCATTTTGGCAGTTTATGGTGTTAGGTATAGATTTATATGCCTAGCATTTTTTGTTGCCTTTTTGACCTGAATATTAAAGAAAGGAATAAGTAAATGACAATACAAGAATATATAGATAAGCAGTATGATGGTTCTGTTACTTGGTTCATGGAAGAAGTTAATCAGAAGAATCATGTAGCTAGAATTGCAGGTGTTATTGCAAATATGGATTATCTTGCCGGACGACATAAAGTATTAGGCAGAGAAGATTGCTATTACAAAGGTAAGGTATTAAGGACACGTAAGACCATATTGAATTATGCTAAGACGGTGCTGCGTTTCCATGATACATTTTTGTTAGGGAAAAAGGTTGCTTTGAGTTCTCAAGACACAAACACAGTTAATACATTTAATGATATTTACAAGTTAGGACAGTATGACACTATAGATTATCAGATACTTGATAGAGTAAATAAGTTCGGTGATGCATATGAGGTCGTATATATTGATAATGGAGTGATTAAAAGCAAGGTACTAGACAGTGCTTGTAGTTATCCAGTGTATGATGATATGGGAGAGTATCTTGCTTTCATTGAGCATTGGACAGATGTATTTACAAGTATCTCATATTGGAATGTATATTATCCAACATATGTTGAGCATTGGAGCAATGAGGGTGCAGATGAGCATTTAATATCTACTACTATGGCTGTTGGTCTGCCTATTCATTATCATAACTTTAGTGATGAGGATTATAACTATGGAGTAAGTGTTCTTACTGATATTAAACCTATTATGGATGAATTAGAAGATATTATGAGTAAGATGGGTGATGCTATTTACGTTAATTCACTCAATCCAATGAATGTAGCTATCGGACAGAGAATTGAGAGTTCTATTCCGGCAGATGCAGTTGGTTATGTGTTAAATTTGGATGCCGGGGACTATAAGACAGTTAGTGCTTCTATGGATTATAATACGATTAAATTGTATCTGGATAACCTTAAACAGATGCTTAATGATATTAGTTGTATTCCTAGTGTATTAGGTTCTAGTACCAATATAGCTAATGTTAGTTCTGTTGCTATGCAGATTTTATATGCTATGGCACAGGTCAATGCGGATGAGACAAAGAAATGGCTTAATATTGGATTTAGAGAGAGATTTGAACGCTTTAAGAAGATCCTGAGTATGCAAGGTATTAGCGTAGAGAGTGACGTTGATGTTATCTATAATGTATCTATGCCGGTTGCTACTACTGAGATGATTGCTAATCTGAAGGCATTGCAGGAAATGGGAGCAATTAGTACGGAAACAATTATGGAAAAGAGTGATATTGTCAGTGATGTAGAGGTTGAAAAGAAGCGTTTGAGTGGTGAAAATGTTTCACAGAAGGTTGATGATCCTAGTGAAATAGTAGGGAATGAATAAATGCTTCACGGAGTGAAGTTTTTTACACATCTATATGTGGTATTTCAACATAAATGTGCATACTATATATATGACGCATTTGCTTTGCAGGTCATTAGGTTTAGTGACTAAACACATCCAAACTGGTCAGAATCAGGCGAAAAATATACCCTAATATTTACACTATTATGGTATGTTCTAAGCTGGTGCTACGGTATTTCCACATTTTTCCGTGGGATTGTGCTATATCTGCTGGGTAATAAGTGTTTAAATTGCGCTTTCATGTGGATTTATTCGTAGGACTTCTAATCTCACGAACGATTTTGGGGTAAAATGAGCCGATTTTGGGGTTATATGTGACCAGATGTAGGGTAATAGAGCCGAAAATTCGGCTGTGAGAATCCATTGTGCAATATGTACAAAGGGGTGAATGAATGCTCATTGTGCAATACGGAGAAAATATAGCGCTATTTTGTGCAATATAACGAAACAGAAACCTTGAAAATTTTTGAGAGTTTTGAGAATTTCTGAGAAAACTTAGAAACAATTCGGCTAATTGTCAGACAATTAAAATGTTAATTTTTTGTGAATTTTTTGCGTTACCCCTTGACTTCAAAAATTTTTTTCCTTAATCAGAAAAATCCCCACAGAGTTTTCAAGAGGTTGTAAAAACTTTTTACATCCTCATATCAGGTACTTTCTAAATACCGAATTATCACCTTTGTGTCAATTTTGTCCCAAAGTTCGTAACTACCCAAACGGCTGTATCACCTTGTTACAACCCTACACAGATAATGTGTACCCTTAAACAGATTGTGTGAGTTTAGACCATCATGGACTAATTCCAATACACTCCAATTGGAGTGCAATGAAAATTCGGATATGCACACAATGCACTTCCCACGAAATTGTGGTGAGTAAAAAAATAAGGGCTACTTTTCAGCAGTCCCACTAATCTTGATCAAATGTTCTTTTAATATCATATTTATATACTGACTGAATGACCTATCATCATCCTCTGCCAGTTGTTTAATTCTTTCAATCACATCTTCATCAAGGGTAATACTAACTTTATTTTTTAATGGTTTCATTCAATCACCTACCTCACAGATAATATACCACTAACTCATACTTAATATTGAAAAGTAGTATAAAGTATGGTAAAGTAGTATTACAAATGCTGCAATCAAAAATCGGATGGTAAATCATCCAAATATGAGGTATAATGTAAATATCAAATGTGAAGAGGGAGCGTGATTCTTATGAAAAAGAAAATGACTAAAGGAATAATTCTTGTATTAACTTGTGTAGGAATGATGGGATTATTCACAGGATGTTCTGGTGATGATGATTATAGGGACACTCTTAATAGTGGTATGGAAAAATACTATAATGGTGAAAAAATGAATAAGCAAGAACATGATGCTGTTGAAAATTATAATAAGTGGAAAGACAAACAAGGCGAGAAAAAATATGACGATTGGAATTAAATTTCTAAATTAAATAAACACCTAAAGGGGCTACCTTAAAACGAGGTAGTCCTTTTTTATTGAATAAAAATAAGCATCATCCATTATATGAATGGAAGATGCTTATTTCGCTTTTGTCTCTGCTTTTT